ATCTGATCCATAAGTTGATAATTCATAAAATCTTTAACACGTTTTGATTGTTCTTCTTTAGCGACTGTTGCGTCACCTAAAATTTGTGTTCTTACTGGACCATCACTTGGTAATAATTCTTTATATGCTGTAGCTTGAAATTGTGTAACTGCTTCGGCTAATACTGGGTGATTAACACCTGATGCACCTTTAAATGGTTCTGTTCGTCTTTCGTATTTGAAACCTAATAATTCTAAACCTTCTCTGTAAGACTGTTCCCAGTCTCCTCTTGATTCTTTGTATTCTGTGTATTGATCGTAAAGTGTTTGACCCAAAGATTGTAACTCTGTGTCTGACATATCCTCAGCTAAATTTGCAAAGTGTCCTTCTGATTGTCGACCAGGGACCGTTGTTGGATCAAAAGTAACTTCAGCTCCACCTGCCTCATCCATCACAACTTCGCTTGTGTCAGTTGTAATAACTTCCTCGCCAGGTACGGCTACTTCTTTTTCTTTGAACTCTTCGTCTTTGATTTCTTCAACTGTGTTGGGTAATGACTTATCTATACTATCTACCATATCCTCTATCCTATTATTAAATTACACCTTTGACTGAAGTTATACCGTACATATTTGGGTATGTAAAGCCTACCTTTCCCTTAGATCTCTCTAAAGCTCTTTGTCGTTCTTCCTCTTCTCTTTGTTTTCTAACTCTTTCTTTTACAGCTTCAATATCAACGGCCTCTATACCTTCTTGTCTTGGTGTATAAAAATCTGTGTCTAACATTGATTCATCACCAGCTATTTGTTGTTCACTCACAGCTTGTCTTTCAAGAGGAGTCATTTTTAAAAGATCTTGTGCTTCTCCGATTCTACCTGACAAGAAAAAAGGTGAACCTAAAATTTCAGCTGTTGTCTTACCTTGTTTTCTCATGTTAAGCATATTGGCTACTTCAAGAGGGATCGCGGCTAATCCTAAACCTTTACCTAAAATCTTTGCAACATTTTTTATAACACCTGCTGACTTTGCTAGTCTTCCTTCTCCCAGTTGCATATTACTATAATCTACTGCAAGAGGACTTGTTATTTCTGGAATTAATCTTGTAATCATATCAGGAGTTGGAATACCAACTGTAGACAATAACCTATTTGTGCCTATTTTATTTTTTAAATTATTAATTACATTTGGATTATCTAAATCTTTTAAAATAGTTTTTAGAGTTCCTGTATTTTTAGGAACTTTTAAAGAGTACCCATGTTGTTTGTAAACATCGTCCATAGCGTCAGAAAGATGACGGCCTCCTCCTATCTCAAAGTAAAATTTAGATTTAGGATTTTTAAAATTTTTATAATCCCCAACAGTTTGACTTGGAGGTTTGTCACTAAACAAAGGAACTGCAACTTTATTTATTCTTTTAAATTCTAGAGCTTGTTTGTTAAAGTCGTTCATAATCTTTAACTGAAATTGTTTTTTACTTAATCCTGGTTTGTAATTTCTATAACCAAATTGTCTTGATGGTATTCTTTTTTTAACTTCTTTATACTTTTCATATTCTGAATCAAGATTTTGTAATTTTTCTTCAACTCTACTTTTTGCAGAATCTAAACTAAATCCTTTTGCCTGATTTATTAACTCTTTGTTTATTGTAAGTGTATTAGGTTTAACTTTTCCGCCTTTTATAATTTGACCAAAAACTCCGTATGGATAAGATCCTCTATAACCAGAAGATGTTCCGCCATATATTTCATCTAAATTATAACCTCTAATATTATTAGCCTTTAATTTTTTTGCGATGTCTCGTAAAGCTCTGTCTACAAAATTTTCTTTTTGACCTAAAGCAAGAGAAGTTTTTTTACCTGCTGATAGTTTAGGTTGACCTACAAAAGCTCCTGCTCTTCTTAATTTTTTAACTACTTGAGGATTACCTTGATTTTTTTCATTAAGCTGTTCACCTAAAATTTGCAGTCTTCTAATTGCAGTATTAGGGCTATCGGTTTTTAAAACTACTTGAGCCCTTTCTCTTAAATCTGTTATGACATTTTTACTGCCTGTTTTAATTAATCTTTTTATTACAGGATCTTTTTTTAATTTTGAAACATCGGCTTGCATTTGAGCTTTTCTAATTTTAGCCGTTGCGTCTCCAGTAGCTTTAGTTCTAGATTTTATGCCAGCACTTTTAGTTACTGACTCTTTTAATTCTGTAAATTTATCTGCACCTACTGTGTCTTTAATTTCTTTAATGGTAACATACTTTCTTAAACCATTTTCAGGATTATAAAAACTTGTTTTACCTTCTAAAAAATCTCTTAAGAACCCTCTTAAATGTTTATCCTCTCTGTATATAACATCTACAAGTTTTCCTTTTAATTCTCCATTTTTCCATTTTGTTAAAATCTCTTTAAGCTTTACAATTTTATCAGCTTGAGATTGTCTAAAACCTTGTGTAGCAAATCCTTTTTTATTATTAGTTCCATAGTAGTGAACATTAGATTCTACTCTACCACCAACTTTATAATCTTTTCTTAATCTTCCAACTATAGATTCAAATATAGATTCAAATTCTGACATTATCGATTTCTTTTGTTAAAGTCTTCAAAGAGCTGTCTGTTACCAGGTCTTTTAATTTTATCAGCTGTTGTTATAGACTTCTTACCAAATCTTCTTTTAATTTTTTTAATTGCACCCGTAATACCACCTTCTGCTTTATCTTCTCTTGGTTTCTTTTTTTCTCTTAATCTTTGTGCAGCTTCTTTGTTTTGTCTGTTCATTCTAGTTAACATCTGAGCTTCTGACTCTGATCTAGGTCTTGGTTTAAAGAATGGAGTTATTTTATCTTCTGGAAACTTTACAACTTTTTGAGAGTCAATAGCTTTCCGTCTTGCTTTCATTTTTATTTTTAAAAGGTCAAGACCTTTAGGCATAACACCTCTAGCTGCTTTGTATGCTCTAACTAATAAATTTAATGCTTGTAAATATCCCATTAGTAATAATTATACTCTTTTTTAGTTTGCGCTTTATCTTTTTCATCTTCTGGATGCCCTATAAAACCCCCTTGTCTAAATCGCATCACAGCTTGAGTCATACTATCAACCAAGTCGTCATTGTCCCCATACGGGAACGCTGCACACTCTTCAATCACTTCCTCTGCAAATTTATCATCAGGCGCCCAGATTTGCCCTGACTCAAATAACGGGGCAACGGCGTTTACTCTAGCATGTTTATCGTTTCCTTTGCTAGGTACGTAATTTATAACAGGTATCCCCATCTTACGCAATTCATAAGTTAAAGGTAATCCAGATGCTTTACCTTCTATGATGACTGTATCAGGGTTCCAATACTTCCACTGCTCATAAGCTACCTTCTTAAGATCTGGAAACTCTAGTCGTTCTTTGTGAGCGTCGAGTAAAATTAGATTCGGTCCGCTGTCCTCGTTTGGATAAAAGACGCCCCATGTTGTAATCGCAGAATAGTCAGCGGTTTCTTTTTTGAGGAACGCGGTATCGTAAGATTGAATAACGTGTTGGAGTTTAGGTACATAGCCTTTGTCCCAAACGTTCCACCATTCTCGTTTTATGATTGATCCTTCTTCTGCCGTTGGATCTTGCATCCACTGTGCATTCCATTTACCAATGGACAACGAAGCTTTGACAGATTCTAATTCTTCTAACTTCCAATACTCAGGCCATGTAGGTTTATTACTTGGTAAGATAGCTGGAAACTCTACCACTTCCCATTGATCTGCTTTTAATTCTTTTTGAGCTTTGATTAACATACCGGTTAGATCTTTTGTATTCCATCTTGTCATAACCACAACAATAGAACCACCTGGTTGTAAACGTTGTCTTGGTCCTGACGTGTACCACTCGTAAGCTCTCTCTAGTGCTTGTGCGTTCAGCGCATCTTGCTCAGAGTGTGGGTCATCGATAATCAGTAAGTCCGCACCACGGCCCGTGATTGCAGATCCAACACCGGCTGCATAATATTCACCGCCCTGTTCAGTTTCCCATTTACCTGCAGCTTGACTGTCTTCTCTCAGTCTAGTTTTAAAAACGGATTGGTATTCAGCGCTATCGATAAGTGTTTTAGCTTTACGTCCAAAGCGGATCGCTAATTCAGTTGTGTGAGTTGTTTGAATAATTTTTAAATCTGGTTTACGTCCTACCATCCAAGAGGGTAAGAGGTAAGACGCAAACTCTGACTTGGTATGTCTAGGAGGCATATTAATAATAAGCCTCTTACATTTTCCCATAGCCAAACGGTTAAATTTTTCTGCAATTTTTTTGTGATGATCACCTTCTATAAATTCAGGCCAAACATGTTTTACAAAAGTAAGAAAATCAGATTTGACTTTGTTTTCAGTTTTTTTCTGATCGAGTTTTATGGCGTACTTCATAAACTCTTTTTTAACGTCAGGCGGTAATTTATTTATAATTTCTTGTTTCATAAAAATTTTTGCAGAATTTTTTTAGACTTCTGTTTAACGTGAAAACGATTTTATACCATATCTATTTCTAAAACTAGGCATAAAGGTATATCTGTTGGGACCCCTTTGCTGTAAGGGGGGTTGGGGCAAATTGTGGCAAAATTAAGGCAAATTCCGTTGGGACCCACTTGGGCGGCCGCAGGCCGCGCACAACTCCCAGTTGTGTCGGCCCGTTAGGGCCGACCCATTTTGGACACATAGTCTATTGACTATCTGGGAAAATATGTTAGTCCAAAAGCACCATATACGCTTTCGCGTTATTCTTCATGAACCAGTTCAAAAGCTTTCGCATTTTTTTCCAATGCTTAGACATACCTGTTCCTAGTTCTTTGTCCTCTAAAGTAGCAAGAGCCTCATGATAAAATATTTGGTCATGTTTCTCTGCCTCTTCTTTAGTTAGTTCAATAGACTCCCCAGTGAATCTATTACGTCTTGTGTAGTCGTTGTTGTCATGTATTGGTTGATATACTACTTTCATATTTTCCTTTCGTTATTATGGGATAATATCACAACTAACTGACATTGTCAACCTCGTTAATTATAGTGCGTGTGTAGTTCCCCCATGAGCGTTCAATCGTTTCTTTTTTGGGGTCCTCGATCTTTGTTTCGAGGGGCGTGGGTCTTGGTGCAATCTGTCTGATTGCATTGCCGTGTGTTCGCCAAAAATCATTTTGACAACCTTGACTGCAAAAATAATTATGAGCACTATTCACGTCATAATAATCATTGTCGGTATGTTGTTTTATTTTTCTGGTTCTTAAAACCTTAGAGCCTTTATTTCCTCTAACTCGGTCTATTGTTGCATATGTATGACATGACGGACCGTGACACCAAAAATAACTCATGATGGTAATCCTACCATCATTGAGCCAACGCCACCACTTGCGATTAATATACCGAGGTATAAGTCATCGGTATGCATGGCGTAAATTACGCCAAGCATAGCAACAACAAAACCAATTAAGACCATAAGAAGTCTTGCAATGGTTTCACTCATGTTCTGACCCTCGTTTCACCGACAGCCATACGCCAACCATCGTTATCTAAATCCCAATACACTAAACATGGTACACCATTTTTAGATACAAAGGATTTTCCTTTCGTTCCGTCTGGTTTATCATACTGACCTTTTCTAGTGATAAACTTTCCGTGTTTCTTTGCATAGTAAGTTATATAAAACATATTTTCCTTTCTGTTATATCTGGGATATTATCATATATCCCAGATATAGTCAAGACTTATATTTGGTCTTGTAGTTTTTTTGTTCCCTCTACATCTATAAATAAAGGGTGAAAAGTTTTGTCCCCATCTGTGTTTAACAGTTTAAGAGCTTTTAACTTTTTGTGTATCATATCAAGGTCTTTGTCTTGTGCCTCTACATGATAGCTATCTTCATTGTGGTTAAAAGTTAGTCTCGATATTACTAGGTACATATTTTCCTTTCGTTGTTGTTAATGGGATAATAATAGCATATCCCATTAACAATGTCAAGCCCTAATTTACAGCTTGTTTTTCGTACTCTAGTCTTGCCTTAATTTTATCGGCACGTGATACGTTTTTATTTTTCATACCTTTAATTAAGTTTGCCAAGTTCTCAGGATTATAGATTGTTAAGCCTGTTGAATTTGCTCTAATTAATTCTGCCTCTTCAACCTCTATTCCTAATTTACTTGCCAACTCAATACCCTCAGATAAATAACGATACGCTTTCAATCCGATTTTTAATTGTTCAGCTTGTTTCATAACGCTATCAATCCACGTTTGGTGAGTAGAAACAACTTTCGCTTTTGCCTCTCGCCACGCCAAGAAGATATTGTACTCATCTTTTGTACAAGCGATTGCTCTTGAACGACAATGACTTGTTCCAATCACATCAAGATTGAATTGATCATTGTAGTCCCTACATAAACCAACTACATTTTCACTACTATGATAACCTGATGACTTACCAAGAAATTTATTATTGGCGTCAACGTGCTTGGTCTTATGTGGGTTGCTGTCCTTTCCTGATTGTTGGGCGATAATATCTGGATTGCAACCTTTCTCTTTTAGTTCCTCACGATAATAAGCATGGGCAAAGTGATCGCTTTCCTCATCATTACCATATTCATTACCATTGAGATTACCAAATAAACCAAAATCAAAATGTGATTTAGTTTCTTTTTTATCACCGTCCTCATCAACGTCCTCATTATGTGAAAAGTAAAAGCACTTGTCTTTTGCTACTACATCACATGGGTCGCCATACTTCTTTTTAAACTTTCTTAATACGGCAACATCTTCACTAGGATAAGACCTTTCGACAACTGCTTTTGCAACGTCAAATGCGTGTCCTTGCATTTCATTGAATTGCTCTCGGCTTTCCATAAATGCTTGTCGTTCCTGAGTGTCCTCTTTCTCGAATACATCTTTTATACGATTGTATAATTTGTTTCTGTATTCGGTGTTCATACGAACTTTTTGCATATTTTCCTTTCTTTGTTTGGTTAATATTACTTGACATATTATCCCAGATGTATTATATTGTCAAGTATGAAAGAAAATAAAAAAACATGGCAAGATAAAAGAATAGACGCAATCAACAGGAAATTAAAAAAATTTCCTAGCCGTGATACAGCAGAATATTATTCTGATGAGCATTGGAGAGTATGCAACTCAACAGCGAAAAATAAAGAGGAGTATAAAGCCCAATGTGAACACGAGTATAACGATTATGTAAATGCTTGTTTAGAATAATTCTAAAGTAGTCAACCTTGTTTGGAGTGAGGAAAGAAACTCTATAGCATAGGTCGTGAGACGGGACAGTCTGGGATTGTAGCACATCATATGCAACTACAATGAAAAACCTCGCCTACGCACACCTACAAGGTTGACTAGTTTAGAATAGATCTAAGCTACAAGCTTGAGCTCTGATCCATTTTCCATAGGGCCAAACAATTGTTGGTGGATCTGGGGTCAAGCCTGGTAGGTTCATAACCTTGGGTTGCTGTATGCCATTTTAGATACAGCGCTTGGCCAACGCTTCCTGGTCTGCTTAGCGAGGGTAAGAAACGCGAATTGCGGGAGCAGAGGGGAGCAGCTCGGGGTCAGTCGAGAGGCCAGTCAAAACGCCCGAGCTACAAGCTACAAGCTGCAAGCTTGACAAGCTGCAAGCTTCAAGCTAATATGGGAAAATAACAGAAAGGAAAAAAATGGCTGAACTAATTAATACAAACTTAGAGAAGGTAGAACTTAAACCCGAGACATGCGAACAGCAGCTTCGCAGGATGTGCAAGAACGTTGCGGACGAAATAACAGAAGGTAAGGAAGATGCCGGACGCTGGATGGAGAGATCCAGTTACGACATTCGTTACTATGTGGACCATAACAAGATGTTCCTTGGCGCGGAGATCCTGGTGGCAGGTGGTGGTCCCACTATTTGGGTGAATACTTATGACGGGCAGGTCCAAGGTTACTGGGGCGGGGACAAGGTCCTTGAGCACTTCGTTGACAACCTAGGACTGGACCATTATTGTGAAGAAATGTATGGATACTAAACAGTGGAAGTATAGCCAGCGGCTCCTGGCGCTTCATGAAGAATGGGCCGTAAAGAACGGCTACAGAGACAAGCCACAAGCTACAAGCGACATGCTAAACGCGGCCAACTCAGAACGGTTCGTGAAAGGCGCCAAGCTGCAAGCTACAAGCGACAAGCTTCAAGCGTCAAGCGGTACGTCAAGCAACAAGCGTTGAACGTGTTCCCAATTATTGTGTGTGAGGGAAGGTGTTTCCCTGTGATCTATCAACAGACCGTGGATAGATTCACTCCCATAAAGTTTTATGGAGCGAGAAGAGGTATCTTCGAGC